ATGCCAAAAATTTATCGCAAACTTTCTGATCGGGAAATCAGGGAAGCAAAACCAAAAGATAAAAATTACTTTTTGTTTGATGATGGAAATTTAAGACTGTTGGTAAGACCAAGTGGCACGAAGGTTTGGCAGTATCCTTATCAATTAAGCGGAAAAAATAATACTGTTACACTTGGAAAATATGGCGATAGAACAGGATTTGTGTCATTGGCTGAAGCTCGAAAAACGAGAGATGAAATTAGAGATCTACTTTCTCGCGGTCTTGATCCAAACAAAAATAAAAAAGCTCAAAGACAGCAAGCGTTGCTGAAAGCTGAAAATAAATTTGAAACTATTGCTGAGGAATGGAGACAAAAACAATCATGGACTGAAAAACACTCTAAAAATATTCAAAGCCGATTACAAAAAGATGTTTATCCGATAATTGGTTGGAAAGGAATCAAAGAAGTTACGATCCAAGATATTTTGCAAATTTTACGCAACATTGAACAGCGTGATGCAGTTTCGGTAGCACAAAGAATTAACGGCTATTGCACCGAAATATTTGATTACGCTTTGGTGATGGGAATTTGCGATTCCAACCCTGCCCTCGGTAGATCAAAATTTTTAAAAGCTCAAACGATACAAAATCGCGCTCATCTTTCAGACAAAGAATTACCTGATTTTATCAGAAAACTTTATTCATCCGATGACACGAACACAACTTTACTCGCAATCAAACTATTGGTTCTAACCATACAGCGTCCCGGTGAAATCAGACTTGCTGAGTGGAAAGAGTTTGATGAGAAAAAAGCAATTTGGCATATTCCAGCTGGGCGAATGAAGAAAAAGCGTGAACATCTTGTACCGCTGCCAAAACAAGCTTTGGAACTTCTAAAAAAGATTCGTACTTTGACTGGTGACTCCCCTTACCTCTTTCCAGGGAAATTATTGATGAAAAAACCAATCTCTGATGTAGCACTTATCAAAGCCATGAAAAAACTCAGCGAAAATAAGATGACTCCTCATGGAATCCGGCACACCGGATCAACTATATTAAACGAGAGCAGTTTTAATTCAGATTGGATTGAAAGACAGCTTTCGCACGTAGAAGAAAACAAAGTTCGCGGTACTTACAACAAAGCTGAATATTTAGAACAGCGAAAAGAGATGATGCAGTGGTGGGCTGATTATTTAGACAAATTAAACAGATAACTTACTTAAGCTCATAACTTTTAATTAAGGATTTTATATCCTCTACCCTCCAAGCTACTGCTCTCTCAGCTATTTTTATAGGTTTTGGATATTTTCCATCTTTCACACCTTGCCACCAAGTCGACCTTCCTACGGGAAAGATATTTAAGATTACCGGAAGACGCACAAATCCAATTTCTGGCAATGAATAATTATAAGTTTCTGTTTTCATCATTACATTCACATTTTTGTTAAAAACTGTGAGCGAAACCTAAAAAGTGGGAGGTATGAAAATCGGTATGGCAGCGGTATTAAAACCGGTATTATTTTGATTATACCGCAAGGAAGAGATGAGTTTTAAATGATAGCTGGTTCGTAATTTCTGATAACTCTAGTAACAACACCCCAGATTCTATCAAGCGAGCTTTCATCAATTTCAATGTCGGGACAATCGTCATTGCTGCAAGTGAGTTTAATCTTATCGCCTTCTTTGATCAGTTTTTTGATAACAGCCTTACCAGTATCAGCGATAGCGATTACGATATTATTGTTGTTCAGATCTTTGGTGTGATTAACCAATAAAAGATCATTCTCCAATATGCCTTCTTCTTGCAAATTGCAGCCAGACATCTGAATCAGAAAGTGATCCCGAATATTGTTAATCAGTAAATTTTCAGTTGGTTTACGTTTTTCGTGCTGTTCTTTGTTGGCAATTGAAGGAACGCCATCTTCAAATTTCATTTCGTAGAATGGCAGATCATGTTTTTTGTAATCGCTTAAAAGCTTGATGTCATCTTTGGTTATTTCTGCTGGAATTCTTCTCGATTTTGTACTGCTATGTTTTGGCTTTCTACCAGCTCCAGCTCTATACCCACCATGTTTAATTGTCTCGCTAGAATTCATCTGTTAATTGTCCAAAAATGACACGATTTTATTAATAAAATTTTCTAGAACTTGAATTCTGTGGTAAAAAATCAAAATGACCAATGTATTCGGCATCCCTCAAAATCAAATTTTCTTAAGCTCTTCTTAAGATTTACTGTTAAACGACCGAACTCTACCACGATGAATAGTAATGCAGTCTTATTTAAGAAATCATTCAATATCTCCCGAAGTTTTGAAAAATTGATCGATGGCTTCAAATTTTCTACAGATCCCAGAGACGGAATAAAGGATGTCAAAATTAAAGATGTAACCGTTGTTTCTCCTTGTGAAAGTTATGACTTTTCTTTTGCCATAAACGACAACAAAAAAGCGATATTTGATGCCATGAAGGCTAAGAATATTTCCGCAAGATGTCTTGTTGTTAAGGAAATAGCACTCGACATAGTTTTTTATGATGGAGTTTTGGAAAAGAAGAAAAACAACAAAATACCGGTTAAAATCAGCTATTTTAATCAGCACAAAACCGCTAATGAGCACCCTGTAATCAACAAATATCTAGAATCATGGGGCTTGCTAGAAGTGCAAAATTACTAAATAACTTTTACCGATGTAATAAATCTCTCGCCTGAAAATATTTACCACAATGAAAAATCAACTACTCAAGGAATCATTCCTTTTTGCTTGCGACATATGTGAAAATGACAACCCGTCAGTAACTCACCGAGTAGCTACTCACTTCGCCGATGAAATGAGCAATCTCGTGTCAAATAATGCCTTTGTGACCGACAGCTTGAATTACTGCATCAATAAAAATGGTGATGCTGAAGAGCTTTACTTTAAGAGCAACCAGCCTGGATATTTTGATGACAACAACAACTTCATTTCAGTCTCTTTCGAAAATTTTACGAAGTACAATTTGAAGCTGGATTGGATCGTCAATAATATCAGTCACGACTTCGGTTTTTACAAAGGAGATTGTGAAGAAATTTTACCACACGTGCTTTGGAGTGTTGGTATTGCAAATCTTGATCTGGAAGTGCCGATTTTCTTTGCCAGAAAAATCAGACAAGAAGAAATATTCGACAGAATTAAAAAGGCTCTTAATCAAAGAAAATCAAACTTTCAGGGGTTAATTCTGACCAGTTGCAGCGATATTCCAAGTTACTTCAGTTCCAAGATCGCCGGCAATAAAATTGTTCCTCTAAAAAGCTGTCTTTCTGTCCATAACAAAGAATTCCACATTGATAAAGGCGTTTTGAAATCAGCGATGATAAAAACCGGAAAAGATGGCTTTACCACTGGTTATCGTAGCGCGCGTTTTAACGGCGAATATTTCAGATTTACCAAACAAGAAGCTGATGTTTTGGAGTATCTGCACAAAGCAGGAAAGCCAGTTCACAAAGATGAGATAATGGTGGAAGTAACAGAAAGCAGCACCGAGTTAAAAACATTATTTCGCAGCTCTGATTCCAGAAATATTCGCCAGAATATTTTGCAGTATGACAACAAAGGCTATTACTGGCTGAACCTCAATTAATCTCACAACTTTTCCTCGAGTAAGTCTAGCAGTATAGATAAAATAATACCGGTTTTAATACCGCTGCCATACCGATTTTCATACCCCCCACTTTTTAGCTTTGCGCAAATCAAATCACCAAGTCCGTTTTTGGCTTCAAGTGACTTTGATTTTATCAATCAACGCAAAGCACAAATGACAAAAGAAACTTATTACTCTGAGAAATGTGTCGCCAAAAAATGGGGGCTTTCTCGCAAAACGCTACAGCGCTGGCGCTTAACTAATGAAGGTCCGCAGTATGTCAGGATCAGTAACAGAGTCAGATACTCTGAAAGCGCCATCAAGAAATACGAAGAAGAACGCTTCCTTGATAAAAAATCAAAAAATCAGGGGGTGCAAGATGGTAGATAAAATCACACTAGAACAAGTTCCAAATATTCCGGTTGGAAACTTATCAAAGCTACCCCCCGAAGAATTGTTGTCGCTTCAAGAGCAAGCGGCAAAGCATCTTCAGCGAGCTAAAATGCTTAAAGAGTGGTTAGACAATAGCATCGCGCTAAAATATCGCGATGTTGCATCAAACATTCGTAGGCTTGATTCAAAAGATACTGGAACTGTCCATTTTACCGATGGCGATTTCAAGGTCACTTCGGTTTTAACAAAAAAAGTCGAATGGAATCAGGACAGATTAAAAGATGTTGTCACTGCTATCAAGAAGCACGGAGATAATCCTGACGAATATGTCGAAACCTCCTACAAAATTTCTGAGACCAAATACACCGCGTGGCCAGAGCATATCAAAAACATCTTCAAGCCAGCACGTGTTTTAAAAACCGGCGCCGAAACTTTTAAGATTCAGCCGCTTGCTGAAGGAGGTTCAAATGAATAGCCTTCCAATTATCAGTGCGGATGAGCGCTTAAAAGAAACCAGAGGAATCAAAGGCTGCATCTTCGGAAAATCTGGTATCGGCAAAACTTCTCTGCTTTGGACTCTCAATCCAAAAACCACTTTATTTTTTGATCTTGAAGCTGGCGATCTCGCTGTTGAAGGCTGGCAAGGTGACACCATTCGACCAAAAACTTGGTCAGAATGTTGTGACTTTGCGGTTTTCATCGGCGGACCGAATCGCGCACTTCGTCCCGATCAAAAATTTTCTCAGCGCCATTATGACGAAGTTTGCCAGAAGTTTGGCGACCCCGCAATTCTCGATAAATACGACACGATCTTCATCGACAGCATAACAGTCGCCGGTCGTTTGTGTTTTGGATATTGCCAAGGTCAACCAGAAGCATTCAGTGAAAAATCGGGAAAGCCGGATACACGCGGAGCTTATGGTTTGCATGGTCGCGAGATGATTTCTTGGTTAACTCACCTTCAGCATACGCGCAGTAAGAATATTTGGTTTGTCGGCATCTTGGACGAAAAGCTCGATGATTTTAATCGCAAATATTACGCGCCACAAATCGAAGGAAGCAAAACTGGATTAGAGCTGCCAGGCATTGTCGATCAGGTAATTACAATGGCAGAAATCCAACCTGATGATAAAGGCAAATCCTACCGCGCCTTCATCTGTCACACGATAAATCAGTTCAACTATCCGGCTAAAGATCGCTCACGAAGACTTGAAGTAATTGAGGAGCCACACCTCGGCAATCTCATGCAAAAGATCAGGTCTGAAGCCAAGCCAATCAACGAACAACTCATTTTTAATAATAACTAAAAACAACAAGGAGATTTTATGTCTATGGATTTTAACAACAGCGAAAACCAATCAAATTTTGACCTAATTCCAAACAACACTCTGGCCAAAGTCAGAATGTCAATCAAGCCAGGTGGCTATGATGATCCAAACCAAGGCTGGGTTGGTGGTTACGCAACAAGAAATGAAAATACCGGCTCAATTTATCTATCCTGCGAATTTGTGATTTTGGAGGGCGAATATGCCAAACGAAAAGTCTGGGGCATCATCGGTCTTCACAGCAACAAAGGAGCAGAATGGGGAAATATGGGTCGTTCCTTCATCAAAGCGATTCTCAATTCTGCTCGCGGCGTCTCTGAAAATGACAACTCACCAGCTGCACAAAATGCCAGAAAAATTAACGGCTTTGCTGATTTAGATGGCATTGAGTTTGTAGCAAAAATCACAATCAGAAAAGATCAAAACGAAGAGAGCAGAAATGAAATCCGTTTTGCCATAACTCCTGATCACAAGGATTATCAAGCATTCATGGGAAGTGTTGCGCCGGTGGCTGTCAAAGCACCAACTCCTGCAGCACCCGCTGCTAACAATCGTCCAGCTTGGGCTAGATAGATTAAGGAGCAGCCATGATACTTCGCAAAAGACAACAGGAGTTTGTGAGCCGAAGTGTTACCGCACTTAAAAAACACGGCAACACTCTTGGCATCGCGCCAACAGGAGCTGGCAAAACGCTTATGTTCTCTGCTGTTGTTGGCGAGCTTCTTGGAACTGATAGCAAAGCCTTAATTCTTGCTCATCGCGATGAATTAACTTTGCAAAATCAGAAAAAGTTTTTGCGGATTAATCCGAAGATAAGCACTTCTGTCTTTGATGCTAAAACCAAATCATTCGCTGGTCAGGCAGTTTTTGCGATGGTGCAAACCTTATCGCGTAAAGAAAATTTAAACCTGATTCCAGCAATTGATATTTTGGCAATTGATGAAGGACACCACTGCGTTTCACCGAGCTATCGCAACATCATCAACGAGGTAAAAGAAAAAAATCCGTCAGTTCTGATTTACGGCGTGACTGCCACACCAAGTCGCGGTGATAAAAAAGATTTGGGAGATATTTTTTCCAATGTCGCTGATCAGATCAAAATTTCTGAATTGGTTGCATCTGGTCATTTAGTTCGTCCACGAACTTACATCATTGATGTTGGAACTCAAAGCGAGTTGAAGAATGTCAAAAAAACTGCCGGCGATTTTGACATGGCAGCGGTTGAAAAAATCATGAATAAATTGCCGATCACCGAAGAAGTTTTTGCTAAATGGCAGGAACTCGCTGGCAATCGCAAAACAGTAATTTTTTGTTCAACTGTTGCCCATGCCAAATCGGTTGCAGAAGTTTTTAATGCTCACGGAATCAAAACAGTTTTTATCAGCGGTGATTTATCAGAGTTAGAAAGGAAAAATGTTTTAGCTGAATTTGAACAAGGTGATGCACAAGTAATCGTCAATGTCGCTGTGCTCACTGAGGGCTGGGATTATCAACCAACTTCCTGCGTAGTTTTACTTCGCCCGTCATCTTTCAAATCAACCATGATTCAGATGATTGGGCGCGGGCTTCGTGTTGTTGATACCGAGCTTTATCCCAATGTTATCAAAGAAGATTGCGTTGTTCTTGATTTTGGAACTTCGAGCTTAATTCACGGCTCGCTTGATGTGGATGTTGATCTTGAGAAGGTAAAGCAACCAAAGAAAAAAAGCGAATCAAGATTTCAGAAAGAATGCCCGTTATGCGCGATGCTTGTTCCATCTGCATCAAATAGCTGTCCGATTTGTGATTACGAATTTGAAAAAGCAGAAGCGGATTCATCAAAAGGTGAATTATCAGGATTCGTTATGTCGGAAATTGATCTGCTAACTCAGAGATCAAACTTCGAATGGTGCGATATTTTTGGTGATGGCGCGGCTTTGATGGCATCAGGTTTTAATGCTTTTGCCGGAATCTTTTTCTTAAACGATCACTGGTATTCAATCGGCGGAACTGAGTTTGGCATTAAAATTCTGAGCTTTGGATCACAGGAAATTTGCCTCGCGCAAGCTGATGATTTTCTCAATGAAAATGAAACTGCTGACAATGCCCACAAATCAAAAAGTTGGTTAAAACAAACTGCATCAACAAGGCAGCTCCAATGCCTGCCTTTGGCATACCGCAACGATTACAGCATCACAAAATATAAGGCTGCCAATCTTCTAAAATTCTACTTCAACAAAACCTCAATTCAAAAACTTTTGTTTGAAGCTGATGCCAAAAGAGCCGTGGGGACTGGTTCGTATCCACAAGTTGAAAATCCACGCATGGGAGGTGTCTCATGAAAATTTGTGCCATCTGCAAAAGAGAATCGCACGGATTTGGTTTTATTCCACCACCGCTGCGCGCCAGCAATCCAAATAATCGCAAGATGATGAAGCATTTTTGCTCGATGAATTGTCAGGAAATTTTTAGCAAAATTTACAAAGAAAAAAATATGATAGACCTAACCAAAACAGAAAAAGAAGCCATTGAATCTGCATTAAAACCAGTTGGTGAATATGTGGCAGAAATCGGTATGGATCGCCCACTCTCGGCTTACTCAAGAGAAGAAGTTTTGTGCTTAATTGAAGTGGCGCTCGGTGCTTATTTCGACTTTATGCAAGGCAAAGAATCTGAAACCGAAATGTTGGAGGTGCCATGCTAGATTTTAATCACCGACCAAAAATTTCAGAAAAAATAAATCTGCTGATCGACAAAGCGCTGACGGCAGAACATTCAAAACAAAATTCCAGAGATTATCTTGGTGCATCGCGTCTTGGTGTTTCATGCAATCGCGCTTTGCAGTTTGAATATACTGATACGCCAAAAGATGAAGATCAAAATTTCACCGGCAGAACTTTAAAAATTTTTCAGGCTGGTCATGTTTTTGAAGAGTTGATGATCAAGTGGTTAAGGCTTGCTGGCATCAATCTCATCACTCAAAAACAAAACGGAAATCAATTCGGATTTGCTGTCGCCGGCGGCAAAGTTAAGGGTCATATTGATGGCGTTATTGTTGATGCTCCCGAAGATTTGGATTTCAAATTTCCAATGCTTTGGGAATGCAAATCGCTGAATGATAAATCGTGGAAAGAGACGCAAAAAAAAGGTCTCACTGTTTCAAAGCCAATCTATGCGGCACAAGTCGCAATCTATCAGGCTTACATGGAAAATCAGATTGAAGGCATTTGCAAAAATCCTGCACTCTTCACCGCAATCAACAAAGATACCGCCGAAATTCATTTTGAACTAATCGACTTTGATCAAGAGCTTGCACAAAAAACCAGTGACAAAGCGGTAAAAATTTTATGCGCCACCGAAGCGCACGAATTGCTTCCACGAATCGCAACTGATTCAACCCACTTTGAGTGTAAATTTTGTCCGTGGCAGCAACGTTGCTGGGGGTTAAAATTATGAATCACACTCTCGATTTTAACGATGCTAACAACCAACCAAAAGAAAAAGAAAGAGTTGATGTTGAGCTAATCAGACAGGCACTTTTAAGCAGAATTGAAGATGTTTTGTTTTATCTTCTTCCAAGCGGTCACATCAAAAATAACTGCTTTCATATTGGCAGTATTAAAGGCGAAGCGGGAAAAAGTTTAATCGTTCAGCTTGCCGGTGAAAAGCAAGGTCACTGGTTTGACTTCGCAACAAATCAAGGCGGTGATATTTTTGCTTTGTGGGAAGAGGTCAGAGGTTATCACAAGTCAGATTTTAACAAACTTTTAATCGAGATTAGTGAGTGGCTTGGAAGCCCTTTGAGTTCAGAAATTCAGCAAAAAAATATTCGTCGCAACTTTACTGATGATCTTGGAAAACCAACTGCCAAGTGGGATTATTTTGACAAAAACAATAAGCTGATTGCCTGTGTTTACCGCTACGACACCGAAGATGGAAAAGAGTTTAGAGTTTGGGATGTAAAAAATCGCAAAGCAAAATCTCCTGATCCACGGCCACTTTACAATATTCCTGGAATCACTGCGGCAAAAAAAATCATTCTTGTCGAAGGTGAAAAATCTGCTGACAGTTTAATTGCTTATGGTCTGACCGCGACAACCGCAATGTTTGGTGCAAATGCTCCAATCAATAAAACTGATTGGTCGCCGCTAATTGGCAAAGAAGTAATCATCTGGCCAGACAATGACGAAGCAGGAAAAGAATACGCGCAGAAAGTTGCACAACATTTGCTGAAAGTTGCATCTTTTGTTTCACTGATAACACCACCAAAACATAAGGCCCACAAGTGGGATGCTTTTGATGCAGTTGCCGAAGGCTTCAACATCAATTCGCTTTTTGAAAGTGCTAAAAGTTTTGAGCAAAGATTTCCGCGTTATCTTGGCGATGATTTGTGGAATGATAACAGTCCAATGCCAGATGATTTAATTTCGCCAAGATTTTTAACACCGCGCGGAATGTTGCTAATTGGCGGTGCGCCGAAAGTTGGTAAGAGTGATTTTCTGATCAATTTTCTTATCCACATTGCAGCTGGTGAAAGTTTTCTTGGATTAAAACCACCAAAACCACTTCGTATTTTTTATCTGCAATCAGAGATCGGTTATCACTATCTGCGCGAGCGCATAAAAAATCTGCAAATTCCAAAAGATATTCTTCAGCGCGGATTAAAAAATTTCTGCGCCACGCCACAAATCGAAACCATTTTAAATGATCACGGTGTTGAGATGGCTTACAACACGATTAAGAATTGTTTTGGCGATGATTTGTCACCTGACATTGTGTGTATTGATCCAATTCGAAATGTCTTTGATGGCGGCGCAGAAAGCGGCAGTGAGAACGACAACAATGCAATGCTGTTTTTCCTGCAAAATCGCATAGGAAAACTTCGCTCAATGATCAATCCCGACATCGGAATTATCCTCTGCCATCACACCAAAAAAATAAAAAAGAAGGATGTTGAGGATGATCCATTTCAAGCTTTTTCCGGCGCTGGAAGTTTAAGAAGTTTTTACACCAGTGGCTTAATTTTGCATCGCCCCAACGAGCATGAAGCAAAAATTAATCTTTATTTTGAGCTGCGAAATGGTTCATCAATTCCAAAAAAAATCGTTGAGAAAGTTGATGGAAAATGGGTCGAATTAAATCCGTTTTCTGAAAGATTAATCCAACAAGATTATGGTCAGAAACTAGATGCAGAAAGAGACCGCAAAGCTGATGTTATTTTGCAGCTGATCGCCGATGAAGCGCTGAAAGGAAATGTTTATGTCGGAAATCAGTTTGCAGAGAAGTTTGAAAACAAAGCTGGATTGGGATGCAAAACTACTATTGTCGATAGAGTCTCAGTTCTTGCTACCAAAGGCTATATCAAGTTTAGCCGCAACTTATCAGAGTTTGCAATCCAAGGTGCGAAATCAAAATATGGTGTTCTCTGTGTTGAAGGAATGCTGTTCAAAAACTATGATGAAAAGCTAATCCAAGTTCTACCAACACACTTTAAATGCTCCAATAGCGGCGCTGTTCTTCCGGTTGAAAATCCTGCCGTGTGGATTCTTCATGATGACGAGGTTCAGCCATGAAAAATCCAAGAAACCAAATTAAGAAACCAAGAAACCAAACCAAGAAATCGGAATTTTGGTTTCTAAGCTGTAATCCTTACTCCCAAGGTAACTCCCAAGAAACCAACCAAGAAACCGCCAAGAAACCAGAATTAAAAAATTGGCATCAAACAAAAACTCCGCAAAGCCTTGTGGGACAAGGAATTCCGCAAGAAACCAGAAAACCAAAATCTTTTCAAAAAAATTTGTCAATTTTAGTGTCTGGGAAGCGTCTATTTTACTGTGCTCGTAGGTTATTTTCCAAGAAACCAACTGCACCCCCTCCATTACATGGAGGGTAAATATACCCTCCATGGATGGAATGGAGGTTCCGATTTTTCGGCTTCCAGATTTTGCAATTTTACCAACAAAAAAATTTGAGAAAAAATGAAAGAAATTCAAAACGAGAGATTCAGCGAAGAACAAGTCATCACAATTTTTAAAGAGGCAGCAAGAACTTTGGAGAAGTTGCCAGCAGTTAGAATTCAAGGCTATTTCAACGCATGGCCTGAGATAATCTATACTGAAAGAGAGGTCGCAAGAATGGATCAAAAAAGCAAAGTTTGGCGCGCAACTCCTGATGCAATTTCGCGAATGGAAAAAGCGATTGATTGGTTGAGCCTTCTTGAAGACGTAGTTGAGAGAAAAATTGTGTGGATGAGAGCGAGTAATATTCCTTGGGAAATTATCAAAAAAACTTTCGGATTTTCACGAGTAACTGCGAATAAAAAATACAAAAACGCCATAAAATTTATTACTAACAATTACTAAGACTTACCTTTGTGAGGACATTTCAAAAAAGCACTTTACACTTTGAGACTGTAAGGCTTAACTTTTTGTCACATTCTAAAAATGTGTCTAAAAAAAGTGGCAATCATAAACATAAAACTCGAAGATAAGGCGACAGAAAATTTAAGACAAATCGCCACAAAACATATCCCCTTCGCAGTTGCAAAAACTCTGACGCAAATCGTGCAGCAAAGTCAGCAGGAAGTTAGAAGAAGTATCAAAGAAAAATTCTTTATCAGAAAAAAATCAGGCGGATTTGAAAGTTCAATTCGAATTAAACCAGCAACAAAAACAAAATTAACCGCTGAAGTTTACACGATGGCTGCCTTTGCAGCATTGCAGCAAACAGGCGGTATCAAAAAAGCAAAAGACGGACGGCTTGCAATCCCCTCTTATCAGGCAATCAACCAAGTAAAGAAGAGAAGCGATTCAAACAGTCCATCATCTTACCTCGCAGGCGACGCCTTCAAGATCAAAACAAAATCTGGCGCAGAAGCTATCGCGCAGCGCAAAGGTAAGGAATTAAAAATCCTCTATTTCTTGCGTAAGAGCGCTCAGGTTGATAAGAAACTCGATATGATTGAGATAACAACAAACACAGTTAAGGATCGCTTTGACGCGCAGCTAAAGGGCAATGTGAGCGAGGTATTAAATCAAAAGGTACTGTGACGCACTTTTTTTCACGGGTAACGCGCCACCCCAGGCCTTTTCTACCGACAGAATTTTTAAAAGGGTGCGCAGTTGGTGCGCATTTTTAAGTTAGAACCAATAAACAACAGCATTCGCAAGGTGCGCACCTGAAGTGATTTAGGTGCGCATTTTTTTTGCGTGAAATTTTTATGAAAGATTAAGTGTGGATTTACATCCCTTCAGAATTTTATCCCTCTGCTCAGGAGTTGGCGGCATCGAGCTTGGATTTAAACTCGCAGAGCCAACTTCTCGAACAGTTTGTTATGTCGAGATCGAAGCCTTTGCGTGCGAAATCTTGGCTCGCCGCATGGAAGAAAAAAGATTGGATGCAGCGCCTATTTGGACGAATCTTAAAACCTTCGATTGTCTGCCTTGGCGTGGAAAAGTGGATTGCATCACTGGCGGATATCCCTGCCAGCCGTTTAGTGTTGCTGGAAAAAAACTTGGAAAAGATGACCCAAGACATCTCTGGCCAGACATCAAAAGACTCATCACAGAAATTGAGCCACCAATCTGCTTCTTTGAAAATGTTTCCAACCATTTACGAGTTGGATTTGAAGAAGTCGCAAATGACCTACGACAGTTGGGTTATCAAATTAAGGCAGGCTTGTTTACAGCGGCAGAAGTTGGTGCGCCTCACAAGAGAGAAAGATTATTCATCTTGGCCTACAGTGATAGTTTCGGATTACCTTTGCAATCCGACAGAAACGCCGCAGCGTTGGAAAGAAAGAGCGCAGGAGAAGAAAACGGAAGGAATCAATTTACACAAACCGCTGAGGATTGTTGCTCAAGAAGCATGGCCGACAATAACAGTTACCGATGCTTCGGTGATGAAAGCAAGACCTCCGGAAAAGATGATCAGGAAAGATGGTCGCAACATGTTAAGGAATCCATCGCTGGCGGAAACGATTTTGCAACCCGTGAATTTTCCGAAGAGCAAGGAAGACCTGAAGAACAAGAATCAGGGTTTGCCTTATCAGACGAAGCAAAGCTGGCCGACTGTAAGAACATCTTCTGCAAATGGTGCGAGCGCCAAAGAAGTGGAAGCAGGAAATCCGAAGCAAAGGCTGGAAGTTATGATAACGAACTGGGCGACTCCAACAACGAGAGATTGGAAAGACACGGCCAATGCCAATGTTCCGGTGAAATCCCTGCTTGGCCGCCAAGCCCCTCGGACTATGAAAGATGGGGTAGAATTTCAGATGACCTTAAACCCGCGCTTCACCGAATGGCTGATGGGATGGCCTTTAGGGTGGACAGAATTCGAGCTTGCGGAAACGGAGTGGTTCCACTGGTTGCAGCGTATGCGTGGCGAACTCTTACGAATGGAATGTATCTTACAAAAGACAATTAACTGATATGGATGACTTTGCACCAAAAATGGCGGATCACATCGAGCTTAAAAAAGTCGATGAATTGATCCCTTACAGCAAAAATGCACGGCTTCACTCAGAGGCGCAAGTTGCACAAATTGCTGCCAGCATAATCGAATTTGGTTTTACAAATCCAGTTTTGATTGATGGTGAAAAAGGAATTATTGCTGGTCACGGAAGATTGATGGCGGCAAAGAAACTGGGGTTAAAAGAAGTGCCGGTTGTTGTTCTTGATCACCTAAGCGAAACACAAAAGAAGGCTTACATTATCGCCGATAACAAACTCGCAGAAAATGCTGGATGGGATGAAGAAATTTTGGCAAGCGAATTGGCGGATTTAAAAAATGAGGATTTTAACCTCGATCTGATTGGCTTTGAAGATCAGGAACTCGAAAAGATTTTTGCCAATCTTTACGAAAAAGAAAATGAGCAAGAAACAGAAGAAATTCCTGAGCCTGAAGAAAAACCAATCTCAAAGTCAGATGATGTTTGGCTGCTTGGAAAACACAAATTGATTTGCGGCGATTCCACTGATCAAAAAACTTACCAAACCCTTCTTGGCGATGAATTAGCTGATATGCTTTTCACTGATCCACCCTATAACGTGGATTACGGCAACACTATGAAAGACAAAGTCAGAGGCAATAACACCAAAATCCTCAATGACAATCTTGGCGAAAATTTTGGAAAGTTCCTTTTCGATTTTTGCAAAAACGCTTTAGAGATAACAAAAGGCACATGCTATGTTTGCATGAGTTCTTCCGAGCTTCACACTTTACAAAAAGCCTTCACAGACGCTGGTGGCAAATGGTCAACTTTCATTATCTGGGCAAAGAATCACTTCACGCTTGGTCGTTCAGATTATCAGCGACAATATGAACCAATCCTCTACGGATGGAAACAAAGCAATGATCATTATTGGTGCGGCGATCGCAATCAAGGTGATGTCTGGTATTACAACAAGCCAAACAAAAGCGATCTTCATCCAACAATGAAACCAGTTGAGCTTTGCAAGCGCGCAATTCTCAACTCGAGTAAAACTGATGATATTATTTTGGATTGCTTTGGCGGCTCCGGCTCAACTCTGATCGCATCCGAACAAACCAACCGAAGATGCAGAATGATTGAACTCGATTGTAAATATGTCGATGTGATTGTAAAAAGGTGGCAAAATTTAACTGGTAAAGACGCGATTCTTTTTGAAACCGGTGAGAGTTTTAATAAAATTTTTAAAAGAGAGAATGACCCAGAATCTGAATAACAAAGAACTAAAAAACAGAGCGAAAGAGTTAGTAGAAAAACACGGAAAAGGTGCGATAGAAATCGCTAAAAGAAAAGCCAACGCTTTTCAAAAAGATTGTCGTGAAAAGGATTCTGCCTTAATGCTTCTAACTGAAGTTGAGAAGCTGGCAGAAAATTTTATTTAGTAAGGGATATAAATCTTCCCAAGTGACTTGCAGATATTTTGGCAAATTTTGTAAGCCTCTTTATTCCAAGATTTAGCGGTGTTTTCTTCTTCACTTAAAAATTTACTAAGCGACAACTCTACCAAGATTCTGACATCTGAGTCGCCTTTTTCTTTGGCTTCCAAGATGTTGTCAAAAAGATCGTCATCGCCAAGCAGATTATAAAGTTTGTCTTCAGCAACTTTTGGTGACAAAGGTTTTGCCACCAATTTTTGTAATTCTTTAGCTTGTTTAACAGTTTGCGGTAATGCCCAAACTCCCATAAAAACCTCTCTTTTTTGTTATTATTAAATGCCTCTTGAAGGCTCTAATAGTATGGCTTCGGTGACGATTACTAGCAAGTCAATTATGACAATTTTTTAATCTTTTTTTGGTAATTTATAGACTCGATCGCCATTGGCTGATTTTTCATTTGTAATCCCAAGATTTTGGCTGTTATTTAAGCGTGAAATTGCCGATCTTGCGGTGTGTGCCTGCCATGTTAATTTTTCACAAATTTGCTTAAGCGCAACTCCCTCTTCGGCTGTTTTTATCATCTCGATTAATTGGGAATTTTTAGTGGTAGTTTTAGGGTTTTCAGTTTTCTGAACTTCCAATTCTTTGATTGGATTTTCTTTAACTTCGACAACCACTTTTTTAACTGCTTTTTTAGCAACAGATTTTGAACTTTTTTTAGGCATAAATTTTAAGAAATTTTGATTAATAATTAGATTGACTAAATGCAGTTAAACCAACGCTGACAAACTTGTAAAAGATGATCGTAATCGTCTTCTTCCGCTTCATTTGTGAAGTTTTCGATTTCTTCTTTTGTCAGACCCGCTTTTTTTGCTGCAACTCTGCATCTAGCTAATATTGCAAAAGCGTTTCCATCCTCGTTGGTAAGATTAACTTCGATATTTGGATATTTTGGCATTTTACTCCTTGTTTTGATTAATAAGAAAAACCTCATAGAGGCTTATCCAGTATGGCTCGGCGAAGCATCACTATCAAGTCAATTAAGATGATTTTTTGAACAATTTTTAAAAAATTTTTGAAGTGCCAAAACTATGACAAATGACGCAGGAGCTTTGCTCCGAGTAATTTGCAACTCATTCAATTAAGAATAAAAATTTATGAGTATGAATAAATATGGAACTTTCGATCAGAGGATACGCCAGACATCGCGGCGTTGCCGAGTCGGCGGTTAGAAAAGCAATCACGCAAGGAAGGATTACCAAGGGCAAAAATGGTAAGATAAACCCTAAAATTGCCGATAAAGAATGGGGTCAAAATAGTGACCCAGCGCAAATCAAGGCAGAAAACACCTTTGATTCACCTGATTATAGCCAAAATTCTACACCAAGTTCGCTAAGTGGACCAAGTTATCAGCAAAGCCGAGCTATTAAAGAGGCTTATGGTGCAAAACTGCTTCGACTTCAGTTTGAAAAAGAATCAAAAAAATTGATTCCAGTTGATCAAGTCAAAATTGCTGCATTCAACGCTGCAAGAATGACCAGAGATCGCATTTTAAATATTCCTGATCGCGTAATTCCGCAGCTTGTCGGCAAAACCAACATTTTTGAGATGAAAGAAATTCTGAAAGCAGAACTGATCAAGGCACTTGAAGAGTTATCAAAAGCGCATGAAAGATTATGAGCACATTTATTTTCAGCAACATTGCGAAGGTTTAACACCAGATCCAAATTTTACAGTATCATCATGGGCGGATAATCACCGAATTTTAAGCAGTATTTCTTCAGCCGAGCCTGGTCCGTGGAGAACTGACAGAACACCATATCTCAAAGAGATTATGGATTGTTTGTCGCCATCAAATTCTTGCGAAAAAGTTGTCTTCATGAAAGGCGCGCAAATTGGCGGAACTGAGTGTGGAAATAACTGGATGGGTTTTGTAATTCACCATGCACCAGGACCAATGCTGATTGTTAATCCAACAGTTGAGACTGCCAAGCGCACCTCAAAAATGAGGATTGATCCAGCAATAGAAAATTGTCCCGTGTTAAAAGAAAAAATCTCCGATCCAAGATCGCGGGATTCAGGCAACACGATTTTGATGAAAGAATTCCCTGGTGGAGTTCTGGTTATGACTGGTGCGAATTCTGCTGTTGGGCTTCGTTCAATGCCGATTCGTTATCTTTTTTTAGATGAAGTTGACGGCTATCCTGACGATGCCGCTGGTGAAGGTGATCCGGTAAATCTTGCGATTCAAAGAACTGCTACTTTTAGCAATCGCAAAATTTTCATGATCTCGACACCAACGATCAAAAATTTTAGCCGGATTGAAACTGCATTTTTGGAAGGTGATCAGCGTTATTATTTTGTGCCATGCCCTGATTGTGGCGAATTTCAAATTCTCAAATGGAAAAATATTAAATGGCCTAAAGGTAAGCCAGAATTAGCTTACTACGCCTGCGAAAAATGCGGCAGCGTTTGGGAAGATCACCAAAAAGCAGAAATTTTAAGGCAAGGTAAATGGGTAGCAACCAACCTAAGCGCTAACAGCAAAACAATTTCTTTTCACCTATCATCACTTTACAGCCCGCACGGCTGGACAAGTTTTGGTGATATAGCGCAGGAATTTTGCGAGGTTCACAAAGACCCTCCCAGACTTCAGGTTTGGACGAATACCAAACTTGCAGAAACTTGGGAAGACATGGCGGGAGAAGTTATTGATCCAACCGGATTAATGAAACGCCGTGAAAATTTTGGCACTCGTCTTTTCAAAGATATTGCCATCATCACTGCTGGCGTGGATGTGCAAGACAATCGTCTTGAAATCGAAATTGTTGGCTGGGGAAAAGATGAAGAAAGTTGGTCACTTGATTACCAAGTGATTTACGGCGACCCATCAACTCCGCATCTTTGGAATGATCTTGATAAAATTTTAGAAACAAATTTTGAGCATCAAAGAGAATTGCCGAATTTTCCGATTACGGTCGTGTGCATTGATAGCGGTGGCCACTATACGGATCATGTTATCAACTACTGTGACGCGCGTAGACACAAAAAAGTTTTTGCCATCAAAGGAAGTTCAAGTGGAGCTGGCGTTCCAATCTGGCCGCCTCGTGCCAGTCAAAACAAAAGATTAAAAAAACCTGTTTATGTCATTGGTGTTAACGATGCCAAAGAAACTTTGATGCAACGACTTCGCATTGTCGAAGAAGGCGCTGGTTACTGGCATTTTCCAATGGAACGCAATGCTGAATGGTTCGCACAAATCACTTCGGAAATTGTCAGAACAAAATATTCAAAAGGCAGACCAGTTCGGCAGTGGTCACCGCGCCGCGAAGGAGCAAAAACTGAGGCACTTGATTGCAGGGTTTATGCTTTTGCGGCGCTCCGTGGTTTAGTTCGTAACTGGAAATTTGATTTAAACAAAGCAGTTGAACGGATTAAAGAAATTCCATTTAGACCAGAAAATAAGCAGGTTCAAAACATTCAGCCAACAGTGCATCAACGAGCAAGAAGAGTCAGAAGCAAAGGAATTTACTAAAAATTGAAAACACTCGAAGAGCAATTAACGGAAGTCCAACAGGCAATTTCTGACATTTTGTTAAACGCCCAAGAAGCGTGGTATAACGGGCAGAAAGTTAGAAAAGCTGATCTTGCTACGCTTGAGCAACGCGAAAAAAGATTGCTGGTGCAAATCAAAAGAAAAAATCGCGGTGGCATTAGAGTTAGAGGGGTTACTCCAGTATGAGAAAATTTCCTAAAATTTCTGAAAGCTGGTTGGATAAAACCATTTCTTACATCAATCCTCAAGCAGGATTAAAAAGATTTGAAGCCAGAACGAGATTAGCAATTGCCGGTGGCTACACAGGCGCAAGGCGTGATCGTAGGCAAACTTCAAGTTGGAATGCAACTGATGGCTCCGCTGATAATGTCACGCTTCCTGATCTTCCGGACTTACGCCAAAGATCACGCGATTTACTTCGCAATGCTCCGCTTGCTTGTGGTGCGGTGAATACAGTTGTCACGAATGTTGTTGGAACTGGTCTTAAAGTTCAGTCGCACTTGGATCGCGATGTGCTTAAGGATTATTTCAAAAGCGAAGATGAGTTTGATGTTTTTGAAAGAAATGCTGAACGGATATTTCGCAACTGGGCGGAAAATCAGGATTGCGACATTACTCGCTGCCAAACTTTTAGCGAAATTCAAAATTTGGTTTTGCGTTCAGTTCTTGAAAGTGGCGATGTTTTTATTCTTAAACGCTATGCCCCGCGACCAAATAGAAACATCAATCTTGCTCTGCAAATTGTTGAAGCTGATCGCGTTGCTAATACTGATTTTAAAGCTGACTGCGCAACTCTTGCTGGTGGCGTTGAAATGGACTCTGACGGCGCACCAATTTCTTATTCAATTTGTAATCAACATCCCACTGATTATCAAAACCAGAAAGAGAAAAAATTTGTTAAAGTTCCAGCTTTTGATAAATACGGCAACCGCCAAGTATTTCATATTTTTAGCAGAACCAGACCAGGCCTTACACGAGGCATTCCGTATTTAGCGCCAGTAATTGAAAGCCTTAAGCAACTCGATCGCTACACTGAGGCAGAAATTATGGCTGCTGTGGTTTCAGCAATGTTTACAGTTTTTGTAAAATCAGAAGATGAAGAAGGACTCGCATCAATGACTCCCCCTGAAGGTGGCGCAAGAGATGATGGAGATTACAAGCTAGGACCAGGCGCAATTCTTGATTTGCAGCCAAATGAAAATATTGAAATCGCCGATCCAAAAAGACCAAACCAAGCCTTTGATCCGTTTGTGCAAGCTGTGCTTCGTCAAGTTGGTGTAGCGTTGGAATTGCCGTTTGAAATTTTAATCAAACATTTCACAGCAAGTTATTCAGCAGCTCAGGCAGCTTTAGTTGAAGCATGGAAATTTTTCTCAAGTAGACGCAAGTGGCTATCAATCCAGCTCTGTCAGCCGATTTACGAAATGGTTATCACCGAAGCGGTAGCAAAAGGCGAATTAAATGCACCGAATTTTTTCGCCAATCCAACAATCAAAAATGCTTACTTGGGAGCTGAGTGGATTGGACCACCTAGAGGACAAATTGATCAGTTAAAAGAAGTAAGAGCCGCACAAACCAGAATTGAAATTGGTGTCAGCACACTCGCTGAAGAAACAGCAATTTTAACTGGTGGTGATTTTGAGAAAAAATATCCGCAAATCCTTAAGGAATACCGACTCAAACAAGAAGCAGGATTGATTCCAAAAGAAGTTATTCAAGCATCACAACCAACTAAAAACAGCAATGCATGAAATTCTAAAAATCGCAAAATATTGGGCGATCGAGCCCGATATTTTGAAGAGTCTTTGTCGCCTGGACGAAATTAAATCACTCTCATTTCAGTCAGAAAGACGATTAAGCAATACTAGATCAGTCATGATTCGGGATGGCACTGCAGTAATTCCATTGCACGGACCAATCACTGCAAGAAGTGATCTCTTCAGCTTCTTTTTAGGCGGAACTTCTTTGTCAGATTTGGCAAAAGATTTTCAGACAGCTCTCGATGACGATCAGGTGAAAGCAATTTTATTTGATGTCGATTCTCCAGGTGGAGTTGCACTCGGACCATCAGAAATGGCCGACGCTATTTTCAAGGCACGAGGCAAGAAACCAATCTGGAGTTATGTCGGTAGAAACTGTTCATCAGCAGCTTATTGGATCGCATCAGCAACAGAAAAAATTATCGCCAACCCTTCCGCACTTTTGGGAAGTATTGGTGTTGTTACAACAATTCCAGTGCAAGAGCAGCCTGATTCTGAAGGCTACAAAAACATCGAAATTGTTTCCAGTAACGCCAAACAAAAACGACCTGAT